TTTTTCAGTATTCATAACTCAGAGTCTACCAAAACCTAACAAAAATGTCAATAACTTAGAAAATGTAAACACTACCTAGTTATTCAAACCGCCCTCATCAAACCGCAAGGTTTTTTAACGATTGGGTTTCTGCTCCGATTTGTCCGTTGTCCAAATCGGGTTTCTGATAAAACTGTAGCCCGTAATGGAATGGAGGGCGGACAATAGAATGGCACTTCAAGTGTCAAAACCGCCCACAACTAACCGCAAGGAAAGTTAAAAGAATGAAAACGTTAGCTGTTCTTTCAAGGAAAGGTGGCACCGGCAAAACGACGCTCGCGATTCATCTTGCCGTCGCCGCTGAACGCGCCGGACATACGACTATTCTTATTGACCTCGACCCGCAGGCCTCCGCGGCGAAATGGAACGACCATCGCGAAGGCGACACACCTTTCGTCGTGACGGCGCCCCCATCACGCTTAACAGAAGTTTTAGGCAGAGCCGCAGACGGCGGCGCAACCCTCGCAATCTTGGATACCGCACCGCATACGGAGACGGCAGCCCTGGATGCCGCAAGCGTTGCAGAGATGGCGTTGATCCCATGCAAACCGGCACTCATCGACCTACAGGCGATTACCTCAACCATCAATGTCATCCGTCTCGCGAACGTACCGGCACGGATCGTTTTTAACGCCGTGCCGTCGAGAGGCGATCGCGTAGATCAAGCGCGTGAAGCTGTCAAAGTCTTTGATGTACCTTGCGCACCGTGTGAAATCGGGAATCGGATCGCTTTCAGCGATTCCTATAACGCTGGGCTCACCGCACAGGAGTACGAACCCCGCGGAAAAGCGAGTCGTGAGATCAGAGAACTTTATACTTACATATCAACCGAAATGGGGGTATAATAATATGGCGAAGAAACCGAATCTTGCAGAAGCTTTTAAAGTCGATGAAAACGAGTTGCAACCGAAACCCGAACTCCAAGTCGTTGAGCCTCAGCCGAAGCCGAAGCACACTGCGAAGCCCAAACCGAAAAAGAAACACATCGGCGGCTATTTCCCGCCCGATGTCTATACACAGCTGAAGATCCTCGGCGCAGAAACCGGCATGACCACACAAGAGATGCTCGCGGAAGGGCTCAATGCTGTCTTTCGGATGCACGATAAACCGCCGATAGCGTAGGAGTTGCCAGTTACCAGTGGCCAGTAACCAGTTAAAGAGGTTTCTGGTAACTGGTAACTGGTAACTATTAAATGATTTCTGAAACTCACTGGACGATCTTACAAAATGCGAATCGCGAGTTAGCGTTGCGTTTTGAGAAACTCAAGAAAGCGCGTGCCAACGGTGATCCGGAAGGCATCAAACAGGCGCGGATGGAGTATCTACGGGCGTTGCAGGTACTCTATACCGATGCGCAAAGTGCCGTCTCGCAGCCGATGCGTTTTAAATCTTAGGGGAGCGCAATGAAAGGTACAAGACCACTTGACAACAACGAAATACGGCTCGTTTCCGCATGCTTCGATGGCACCTTTGAAATCCGTAACCGTGGTCTCTTCATGATAGGTGTTTCTACGGGTGGACGCATCTCCGAATTGCTCAGTCTACAGATCGGAGATGTCTACCAGAACGGTCGAGCCGTCACCGATCTGCTCTTTGATAAATCTGTCGTTAAGGGTGGTGAAGTTTCCAGAGCCGTGCCAGTCAACCGGGACGGCAGGCGCGCTATTGATAGCCTGATCACTTGGCATCGGGATCGGTACAAGGATACCGAAGCGAGCCGTCCGTTGTTCCCATCACGCAACGGGCAGGGCGAAAAACGGATGTCGCGCCGAACCGCACACGATGTTTTGAAACGTGCGTTTGAGGCAGCAGGGTTGAACGGTCATCTCGCGACGCACAGTTTACGAAAGAGTTTCGCCCAACGGCTTTACGATCGCACCGGTGATATTTTTGCCGTGCAGGAGATGTTAGGGCATAAGAGCGTCTCGACCACGCAGAAGTACTTGGGCGTGAATTACGCGAACATCAAGGAAGCCGTAGAAGAAATGTCAATTGAATCTGAGCTGGACGTTCCCCACTTTTTGGGTGGTTCACTGAAAAAAGAGAAAGACGAAACCCTGTTCCTCGAACTTGCACTCCGCGGATACGACCTCTCCAAACCCCTACGAGAGGATGACGAGGGAACCGCCGAAATCGTCAAGATCAGCTGAGCCGTACAATCAAGCCCATAGAAGACCCACCCACACTCCCTGCAGTGCGCGCCGATATTAAGGTGCTTGTCTCTCGTCCGACGGTTGCTTTGACTTCACCGCTACGGCAGGCGTGGCTACAGATGGGACAGGTTGCGTTTCGGTCTCTCCGCTTGGCGTGCTTTTTATTTTTGAATAATGCGTGGCGGCAGTGTTCCGTTCTGTGCATTCCGGCAGTCGTTCTGTTTCGTTTTGGAGTTCGCTTTTATTTTTAAAGAGTGCCTACACACCGCACAAATAGCAAAGCCCGTGCAGTGTTCCGGCAGGAGAAGGTAAAAGCGAATCCGCCACTCCACGTCACTTTGTGCCTACATGCCCGCCACTCCACACAGCCGCCACGCAGGAAGTTGAAAAAAGCACGCGGATCGCTGCGTTCCCTACACTCCACCGCCCATCTTCCGCACACGCGCTGCCTCCGCTACAGTTTCTGCTCGTGCAACGTCCCAATAAACGCCGAAGTGCGCATTTTTAAAGATAAGGCGCGCCCTGCACCTATCGCAATTTTTTCGCAGCATTTGTTTGTTTTTTTGTTGATTAAAAGCGGGGAAAATGTTATACTGATTCTTAAGAAAAGTGGGGCGGTGTGCGCCGCCCCGTACCAAAAACAATTACCACAGTGTGGAAACTGGAATCTTGCTTTGGCGCTTTTATTTTAACACCTTCCTGTTGAAATGTCAAGCGCGAGATCCCCATACATTTTTAAGGAGCTTGACAAGATGTCCCATCTAATTTCAAAACCCTTCGTTGTTCAGGAGCTTTATGTTTCCCAGATACGTGTGCGTATCGCTGCAGAATGCCTACGAGGTTTTCATCCGGTGCGGTATGAGAATCAGTACCTTCGGGGTTATCACTAGTGGCTATTCCCAAACTACGTTGAAGGCATTTACTCAAAAGTCTATGCGAGAATCAATATCGTCGGCGATCTCGTTGTCGGCAGAGGTGAGCGAACACGCCTTGTTTGTATCTCTAACGGCAGACTGACGCTCAGTCAATCCATTTCTGATGCCGTTTCCGCATCCGATACGCGATTGCTTGTGTGTCTCTAATCCGATACGTGGGCGGGTGTGTACCCGTCCACACTTCTTATAGGGGGAACAGTGAAAAACCCAGGTATCTATATCCTGACCGCGCCCAACGGTAAACAGTATATCGGTAAAGATAGCAACTTGCCAAACCGATCCAATCAACACCTTGCAGGCAGTGGAGGTTCTCGTGCCCTTCATAATGCCATCAACAAGCACGGTGCGGATAACTTTGAAGTTGAGGTCATCCGCTACCCTGGCATCTCAGGCGAGGCATTAAATGCTGTAGAGATGTGGAAGATTAAGCAACTCGGCACAAAGAAACCGAAAGGCTACAATCTAACCGATGGTGGTGAGGGATGTTTGAATCCATCTGAATCCACTCGGCGTGCGATGTCTGAATGGCAGAAGGGAGTAAAGAAATCTGAATCCACTCGGCGTGCGATGTCTAAACCGAAAAAATCATTTCAGGGTAGACCCATCTCTGAATCCACTCGGCGTGCGATGTCTAAAGCTAAACGGGGTAAAAACAACCCCTTTTATGGCAGAAAGCACTCCGAGGAAAGCCTCAGAAAGATGTCTAAAAGTCTCAGAAAGATGTCTAAAAACAATAGTGGTGAAAATAACCCTCTTTATGGCAGAAAGCACTCCGAGGAAACCAAGCGTAAAATGTCTGAAAAGCAGAAAGAACGTTGGAGAAAAAAGAAACACAACCCAAACCAATTAAAACTTTTTGATTAGTAAGGGAAAATGCCATTCTCCCCCAGCAGAAAACAAAAACAAAGAGTTGCTTCGCTGGCGGTTTTGGCGCAGTGTTCCGCAGTGGCATGAGAGGTTAGGGAAGAATTTCAGATAACATGCCACTGCTGCGTTTTTGTTCCAGTGAGGTAATACGAAAAGACAATTGAAGTTGCTAATTGTGACAGGATAGAAAGCACAGGGCTTTCGTCGCGACGCGCGTTTGGGCATCAGATCAGCAGACAACCGAGTGGAATTTGTGCCTAAACTGCGAATCTGGGCAAAAAAAATGCGCATTCTTGACGAAAAAAACGCAATTTTTTAGCAATTTTATTTGACTTTTAGTGGTTTATGTGGTATAATATATATAAGAAAAACGGCAGGGGTTCACCGCTAAATGATTCCCCTACCGACTAATCCACGACTTGCGTCGCTTGCTTTAATTATACCTCGCAATGCGGCGAAAGTCAAAATTTATGAGGTATGATGATGATAGAAATCACATTGCACGGGCGAAACGGTGTCCGTACAATCCAAATCAAGCCCCGCGGTTTCCCAACGCGCCATGTGCGTACAAAACAGGCAACCGCGCCGGTTTCCCCACCTCCTCCACCTGAACCTCCACCGGTTCCCGCTTGCCCAGTGCTCGCAGCATTCCACACGCTGCAGCGCGTCATCGGCGGCAACGGCTACTTCATCCTTGATGAAATCTTTAGGGTCGTCCGGCAAGAGGGTGTCTCGCTCTCCCGCGATGCGCTCTTGGAAACGCTCCGGTCCTACTACCGAGACGGCAAGATCGCTTTCCGGAAAGGCTACGGCTCGCAACTCCAATTCGCTCTAAAGGGGGAAACGGCATGAAAAAGTTGTTGTCCCTCGATGCCCTCGCTGAACTGGCGCGGGTATACCTCAAATCCGCTTGGATCGCAGCCCCGCAATGGGACTTGCTGAAAAAGCGATGGGTCCGTATTTCACCACACGGCACTGCAACCTCGAGTTGCGGTGTCCCGGAATTCACCGGCATCCCGAAAACCGATGCTGACATCAAACGCCACCAACAATTGATGTGGCAGAAGTGTCAGCGATGCCATCTCATCCGTCCATGGGGCGGTTGCGCTCGGAATACGGTCCCTTACACAAAAGAATGGTTCCCAGGAGGTCGACGATGAAGCATCAACCCATCTGCACCCGATGCAGCCGCCGCGTGTCAGAAAACGACGCGGATGCCCGGTTCAAGCATGGCGAAATTATCGCCTGCAGTGAATGTTCCAAGCCGACACCGCAACATCGGTACCATCGGAGATGTCAATGTCAGTACTGCCTGCGAGTCAGAGCAGTGCTCATGCAAAAATAAAAAAAGGCAGGGGGACCTTCGGGGTTTCCCTGCCCGCCCCATCAGGGCGAAAGGAGACTATGAATGGAAAGACTTATGGATCTCGGCGGGTGGAACCTCACCCCGGAGCAACAGGAAAAAGAGGCTTTGTTGGTCAATCTCAACCTCTTCAAAACCGCTGCCGATGCTTTTGCTGATCAACTCAATGTCCTCGAACCCAACTGGACGCAGCCCTGGTTCGACGGCACGATGCACGTCGACGAAAAAGTGCGAGACGCATACCGCGCTTGGAAACGTGCCCGCATCGGTATAGATGCTTCACTACAAGCTATCGGTGCGCTTAACGCGAAGTCCTGATTGGAAAAAACCAAAGGTGCGGTTTCCTAACCGTACCTACAAACAATAGGAGATTTTTTAGAAATGGTCGATCTTCAAAAGAAAATCACGCCAGCCGAATACGAGGCGAACAAGGAAGCGATTGCCGCTGCGGTTGCCGCTGAGGATGCCGCTTTTATCCGTCAAGTGTTGCGAATGACAAACTGGACAGTGTTCCATCGCGACGAACTCGGTATCATTGCTGAATGCAAACCGACGCAAGCGATGTGGAAGTTGTGGCGTAGGGATCGGATTCAGATTGACAAAAGGTCCTTACAGATAACCAAAAGAGACGGCGGTTGGATCGTTGAATGCTATAGCAACGAACTTTCCGAATTGCTTATCGGGGAGTATTAGGATGAAGGAGACCCTCAATTTCTATTTCACAACCCCCAAACTGACACCGCTGCGTCCGATAGAGGTCGAAAACCACCGAAAGGTTATCTGCCTGCTCCAGCGACGTGGCGTTGATAACGCGCACCGGCTTAGTTATGATGAAGCGAGAGAATTGCTTGCAAAACTCGTAGCTGTTGAGGTCCGCGAGAAAGAATAAATGGAGGCGGGACTGGGTGACCAGTTCCGTTATTTTCAATGGGACTTATTTTCGGAGCTATCAAACTGAATTCCCGAGGCGTACTCTATGATCTGGAACGCATATCACACGCGTATATCCACGAGTCGCTTGGCGGCGAATTCACGGTGATGGTGAGATCGGACGACGGCACGGCTATCGAAATCTATAGAACCGCTTGCAGTATTTCAGCGAAGCACATGCAAGGGCTGTTAGAAGAACTCCTTGAAGAAACATACAAAGACGAGGAGAAACCGGTTGCTAAAGACGGTATCTATCTGCTGCGGGATGACGTTGGTTACGAGAAAACCGTCGAGGCGACGTTCAACGACAGCGGGAAACTTATCAGACTCGTAGACGTAGATGGCAACAACTGGATAGGTTGGGAAAGACATGTCTGCTGGGACGAACCCAGAGAATCACATGAATAATGGAGGTGTTGGGCGCGGCGACGCGCCCCTTCTATTATGAAACTTAACAAAGGCTTACGCCCGCCACACCGGGGATGTGACTGCCCGGCGTGCAGAGAATATCATGCCAAGCACGGCGGTTACACGATTAATTTCAAACCGTATCCGGCGTTTAGGTACCGGTCGCTGCTTGTAGGTTTTCACAGTGTCAGCGAAAAACACAATTTCTTTAGCTTCCCTGACTGTGATATAATGTTGGGATGCTCGCGCGCGAAAGTTGAAGCGACACAACACTACCTCGAGGCACTCCAGTTGATCCGTCCAGCAACGCTTTTTGAGACACTTCCTGAAACGCAAACTTGTAAGCAGAAGGATAACCTCGTGCCGACAATGTTTGGGAATTATCTGCTCAATCGTGAAAGTGGGAGAGACCCTTACCTTGAAGGAACAGATTCACTGTATCTGCTCCACTATCGCCTAACAACATCCCCGATGGCTCTTGCTTGCTATTATCTGTTCAACTGCTTTATCCCGGAGTCACAATATTTCAGCAGAGACGAAGCCACAGATAGTTTTGAAAAGTGGCTTACGGAACGGACAGAGAAACCGCCTGCAAAGAACACGATTCGGCAGCATATCAACACTATCTTGCGCATCTATGCTGCTGAGACAGAGGGTATGGATATAGAAGATTGGGCGGACATGCTTTTCGTTGATCTGAACTTGATAAGGCGCGTAGACTTCGCTCGCTTAGATGGTACGAAAGTGGAAAGGTTTTACTTCGGTTACGACGTAGATAAAGCGGAATTGGGGCTATCTGTGGAGGTGTTTGGACATGCGCTGCTATCTTTCTGGGAGACGCATGCCCCGCACTCGGCAACACTCGATTTGAAAACTATACTTTGGGAAGCAGAGGCGCCGCTCCCGGTGTTCAAATTATCTGAAAATCAGTTCATGGAATATATAATGAAACTTGAAGACCTCACCGGAAAGGCGATTGAACACCGGTATAGCACGAACCTTAATCAACTTTATAGAACGAAACCGATAGATGCTTTTGAACTTTTGAACCGATAATGGAGGCGGGGGCGGATAATACTGCCCCTGATATTTTGATGCCTAAGAATTTTAACTATTATAAAATGGGCGCGGTGGCATATCTCTTCATCAACGAACCCGATAAAACTGTTAAAGAGATCGCCAATGCAGTCGGTATCCGCGAGAATACCGTCCACCAATGGCAAGCGAAAGGTGAATGGGATAAGGCGTTAGATGCGTTCAACTTCACCGGCGACAGAAGCCTCCGCAGGAAAGCCTCTCGCGACCTTGAACGTGAGAGTAGCGACGTGATCGCCTTGGCGGAATCGATGTACCGCGGGGCCCGTGATACTGGCATGAAAAAGGGACAAGCAGACAAGCACACCGCCAAAATCGTTAATGTTTCCGAAAAGACGATATTTAACTGGCGCAAGCGGTTCGGATGGGATTAACAGTTACCAGAGAAGAAACCTCTTTAACTGGCCACTGGACCAATTTGGAATCTAAAACACTTACAGGAGGTGGGATAACCAATGCCCGGAAAAGATACGATTAAGAGGAGGACTGCGATCACCCCGACAGCTTTTAAAGAGCGCGTCGGAAGAAACCTGAAAAAGGTTCGGAAGGCGGCGGGGTTGACCCAGACAGAATTCGGGGAAAGTATAGGGGTTGCGTTCTATCAAGTTTCTCGCTATGAGCGTGGCTTTGATGAGATTTCTCTGTTCCTCGCAGTTCGCGTCTGTGAAAAATTTAATGTGGAATTGCCCGATCTTATCAAAGAAGGGGAATCAAATGGCGAATAAAAGCGCGGCCGAGACGGAGGCTCCCTGCAACGCTTACCGTGTTTTCGTTGTTGTGTTTGAAAAGGAGTATTTATGAAAGAAGAACGACACATCTACATGTTCACGCCTGCCGGTTGGCAACATCTTGAGACCGGCGAGGTTGTCGAGTCTGGCGGCATTCCGCTCGACGCGGAAGATGTTCAACGGCTCAAAGAGTTGTATCTCGAAGCGGAAGACGAAAAAGAAGTTTCCAGTGACCAGTCGCCAGAGAAGAAAAGCGTTAAAGCGACCGGTTAAACACAAAACGCCCGAGGCGCGTCAGGTGCCCCGGGCGTTTCATATTAGCAGAAATAAAATTACTGTTCGCGGGGTTCCAATTGCTCTGCGCCCCAGTTCCATGCATAGCCCTCGATGATGGGCCTCGCGAACCCGTCACGTGATAAAGTCGTCGTCAAATCGTGCCATGTCCCGCCCAGCGAAAACTCAACATCGCACACCAACACCTCGCCTTCGACCGTTATATTTGACAGCCGCAACGACTGGTTCAGCATCAGCAACCGTTGCACAAAGTCCATGCCTTCTGACCATCTTTGCCGTTCGCGGTCTATTTCGATATGCGGTCTGTTGTGTGCCTCGGTGGTCTCGCAGCTCGTTGGCACGGATACGTCACGCAATCGGACATGTGCATGAAAGTTCGTCGCGACGAAACCCCCGACGATCTCATCGATCCCAGCACCGGGGTGGTCTTGTATCTCAAGAAAGTAGGCATTGATGGCTCTCACATCGTGTTTATATGCCAAGTGCGCGAAGATGTAAACCGGTTGTGCTTTGCTATCAAACAGGTTTCCATCGGGGGGTGTTTCATCTATCAGCACATCGTCCCCAGATGTATCCGCGGTATGCAGATGAAAAAGCGCGGAAGCGACCGTGAGTATCGTCAGAAAAGTGATGATGTAAAGCAGTTTCTTAAGCATGATATTCCCTTGGTTAATAGTAACCAGTTACCAGTCACCAGTTACCAGTTTTATTTGTTTCTGAAAAATAGAAATGTTATCGGCAGCGTAAGTAAAACAACTAACACACAACAGGTAATCCAAAAAAAAGCGGAAAATATGTTTTGTGAGTAATGGTGCCTACTTTCTAAATACATTGCGAAACGTGTTCCCCACCATTTTTTGTAGTTGGTTCCCATAGGGTTCACCTCTTAACTGGTTACTGGCCACTGGTAACTGGTGACTCATATAAGTCTATCTCGACCGGAACTTCCGCCCCCGCTTGCGTCTCGGTTTAGGCTTGATGGGATTCTGTTCCTGTGCTGCACGGAAAGCGACTTTTTTCTCGAAAGCTTCGCGTTCTCGCCGTTCACGCGCAAGTTTCCGCCGCCGCTGGAATGCAGGGCTTGAAAAGTATTCTTCCGGCGTTATCTTACGAGGCACAGGATCAACCTCTTTTTCCTCGACCGTTAGCAGCAGTTCTTCTGGGCTTAGGATTCGATTTCCATGTCTATCCATTATGTTACCTGCCATTTTCTATAGGACTTTATATCGCTGTGTATCCAGGTCACAACATGCCGAACAGCTCTATACACCCTGACAAAAAAACCTTTCCTTTTCGGATTCCGCCACGGCGCGGGTTGTAGTGATAAATACCAACCTGCTTGTAGAAGTTTGTATGGCTGAATGAGCCAGTAACACAGCATGAAAGCGACTAAGTTCGTTTCACGCGTAACGAAATAATAGCGATTCCGAGATGTGAATGCGATAGCGTTGAAAAAAGGGTTTTTGTTTGACATTATATTTCCTTTATTGTGATGGTGGGCGGGGTCTCTAAACCCCGCCGATAAAGTTGTGTGGCACCGGATATGCAGCCCACACACTCGGAAAAAAGACTATCTGTGTGAGTTTACACAGATAACTTTTTCCGAAGCAGCCATAGTGAGGTTCGCGGCATATCCCGCTCCCCTCGGCTTTTCAACGAACTAACCTAAATACCTTTGAACGTGTATTTGCCACCAATAAAGATAGCACGTTCATGTTCAATTGTATTTTTTTCTACAGGCGAAGTTTGAAGTCCTAACTCGCCGCCAATGTCTAATGAAAAGGACTCACCAAATTCATAAGATGTTGCGATTGAGAGGATCAGCTGATGCGCTCTATATTTCGAGTGAGAAATCACATCGGGCAACGTTTTAAATCCAAAGTTGAATCCACTCTTATGCCTTACCGAGCCGCCAATCGCGCCCTTGAAAGCGTTCCCCTGCTGAATCGTCAGCCCTTGCGGGTCCTGAATCAAATTGTACAATCCGAGTTCTTCAAGACGAATCGGGTTGAACTTATTTGCCTCGAGAATATCACCCGCAGACGGGCGACCGATCTGACCACCGTTCCGACCTTCAAACCCCACTGAGACGTAAACCTTGAAATCGCCCACTTTGAATGCCGAAAACTCGCCTTCAAAGCCAAGTCCGCTTACGGAACCCGATTCCGAACCGACGTATTGTTTTCGTAAACCATTTACGTACATATTGACTTCAAGCCAATCCGTTAGCGGACGACCGACTTCAATATGATATTTTGTCCGATTCACATTATCCGTGCGCTGGGAGATGGCAGTTGAATAGCCGTTGAACCCTGCAAACTCGTAGGGGATCGCAACAAGTACGTCAACACCTACATCATTAGCAATGTCGCTATACCCAATAGAGATGCTCGCCTCATTGACCTCTGTGGGGAGTTGGGCATGCGCGAGCGAGCCGTAAAACATCACAAGCCCGATAATCATTGCTGCCCAAAGCCAAAGTCTCGTTTTCTGGAAAAACATGAGTTTTAACTCCTTTTGTAGTAGCCGTCAGCGGTCAGGGCGGTCAGAAAAGAGATGTTAGATTTATCTAAGCCCTCTTTGCTGATAGCTGATGACTGATAGCTGATAGCTGTTCTTGCTGATAGCCGACAGCCGATAGCCGACGGCTATTACACATTCTCTGACGCGTGATACCGGTGTACCACGACGACTCTAAACCGAATTATCTCAAATTTGGAGATAGTGCCTTCACTACCTCGCCAACTCACAATACGTGTTCTTTCCGGGTTGACACCTTCGACACCCAGCGTCGGGTTACTGTTAATAAGCCGTCCGATCGAATAGTGCATATCGGATGCCTGATCCGTTAGTTCTTTGAGATGTGACTCCTCTTTCATGACCGCGGTGACCGCGAGCGGAAAGTTTTCGTCGATGTAACCGACGACATCTGAATCCGGCGCGCTCCCGTTATCGCCATAAGTCAAAAGGATCGCCGGCAACGCGTCTTGCTGGTCTAAGGCTGCCCAGTTTGCGAACCGTTTTTGAACCGTTTTCACCTGTATCGGAAACCCGGATTCTTCTACAGGTGCCTTGAGTATCCCAAAGAGTTCCGTAAGGGCGTTAATGATCTGTGCCCGGCGGTGGATCACTTCCATTCTTTACCTCCTCTCTCTTTTTCATCTGACTGACTTTCTCGGTGGTATAGAACGCCACGAAGGCGCCGAACCAGCCCAGAGGCGCGCCCATCATCACGCCGACGAGTGTGTCGTTCAGTAAATCGCCATCCCTTGTGAACCACCAATCGGTAGCGAATATACCGATGATAATCATAGCGGACAGGATGAAGATATACCGCATACACGTCTTCAGACCTTCCATTTCTATGTTTTACCTCCAATCTCAAGTGTGACCCATTCTTGGTCGAGCAGCTCACACAACTCAATAATCGCGGTACGCTGCCCGGTGGCATCCATCGGCACTTCGAGCGTCAACGTGGCGAACTCCGGGTCTTTGATGTCGCCTTCGTTATCAAATTTGACAGGCGTTATCTGAATCTTTTTGAGTTTGGCATCCATATCTATGCTCCTTCCTTAGAAAAATATAGCTAACGCTGTGCAGATTGCAGTGACTGCGGATAACCCGCCTGTGATCCACCAACGATTCGCCCTCGAAGCGGCTTCTAACTCTGTCAAACGATGTTCCATGCTCTGCTTGAAAACCGAAAACTCTTTTTCAATCTGACGGATGTCGTCGCCTTTCTCGCTGACGCGCGTATGCAGCTTCTCGTCAGCAATTGCGAGTTTTTCTACCTTCTCCGAAAGCGACTTGATCTCGCCGCACAACTCAGTGATAGAGATTTGTAGACCGTGTAGTGAGTCTTTCACTTCGCTATGGTCGGTCTGAAGTTGTTCAAACAGCTTTTCGTTCACTTGCGAACTGTCCTTTTTTATGGTTGTCAGTTATCGGTTATCGGAGGAATGGCTATCGGCTATCGGCAAGAGGTGCTTTCTTAACCGATGCCCGACTGCCGACTGCCAATCCTCTGAAAACTATTCACGCCAGCATGATGAACCCGTATTCCGCGTCATACATGCCGTCCATTTTGATGACGAATTGGTCATTCTGCGGTTCGATCGTTGCGAAAGCGAGTCCGTTTTCTGTCGCGACAAGCAGTGCGGAGTAAGCATGCCCGCCCGAATAGTCGATAACGATACCAGCACCGTTGATGCCGAATCGGTCAGCAACGCTGCCCGCGAACAATATCGCGAAGTTATCGCAATCGAAGGTATCTTTGACATACCGTTTCTTGTCTGTGCCGTTATAGGCGAGTATCAGTTGCCACGTCTCCAGCGACACGCCCCAATACGTCCTATCAAGTGGCAGCCCTTGCAGTTTTGAGAGCCCTGATGCTGAGAGCGCGTCCTGGACTTGATGATTACTGAATTGTTGCTTGGTATCTCTGACAGCACGCCAGACATCCCAGTAGCGGGGTTTATTCATAATGATTTCCTCAAGATTGGTTAATGGTTAATGGTTAATGGTGATTGGTAAAGAGTGCCTCGCAGTGAGAGTTTCCAATAACCAACAACTCATAACCATTAAAATAGGCGTTGTTCTACTTCAGCGATCTCCTCGCGCACCCATTTCTCTGTGAGCTTCTCGATATTCTCATCTAACCGTCCGCCGACCGTAATGAGATCAAACACGGGACGTGCGGGAACCCCTTCGCCTAACTCATGTCTTTCCGGGTAATTCTCACCGTAGACGGCTTCAAAATATCCGCCATCGATACCCCAGATCATCTCGCTCGGACCGAAACGGGCGATGTTACCAGGGTGCGCGGTACTTGTAGCAGCCTGGATATAGTTGTCATCGCGACGTAAGATCGTTTTCCCTGGATGCGTAATCGCTTTTGCTGCTTCGTATTCTGGACTAAGCGGCGGCCATTCACCACGCCCTTCGGTTTCAAAGACCTCAGCAATCTCGCCAGCAACTAATGGCGCAATGAAATCCGAAAACAACCGCGTCCGATCTGTGAGCCGGCTCTCAAGTTCGGTAACGTACGCCTGTAGTTTTGATAAGCCGTCGATTCTTACCTCTATCATAATTGGCTATTGGCTATCAGCCAGAGACTCCTTTTTAGTGGTTTCCGTTAGCAATCAGTTCCCTTGTTGTGGCATTCAGATGTGTTGTGGAATCCACAAGAGATTTGAACGTCACAAGGAACCTGCTGACAGCCGACAGCCGACAGCCGACGGCTACTCACGGTATCTCGTCACCTCTGAGTTCCAGTATCATCGTCCCACCGAGCGGACGGACACGATGTACCGTGAGCTCACTGTTATCTGCACGCCGCAGAATATCGCCACCGGTGATGTCCGGGTTCGGTTTTTCAAGCAACGCTGCCCAGCCTGTACCGCCGATAGCGACACCGGCACTTGTCAATCGAATCAAATCGCTTTCAGGTGCGATCAGACACACGACATCTTCAGCGACGGTTATCTCGTTACTGCGTTCAAACGCGTCTTGACGGACAACGGTCACTGTCTCTTTGAGTTGTGGCGGTATTCTGAATCGCATGGTTCTTAGTGGCCAGTTACCAGTGGCCAGTTTTCAGTTAAGAGGGTTTAGATTGTCCAAAAGTCTCTTTTCTGGTAACTGGTAACTGGAAACTGGAAACTCCTCTACTACGCTTTCGTCTGTCCCTCAACGTTACGGTCTTTTCGGTCACGGGTTCGAGCCTCAAGGTTCGCTCTTCCGAAATCTATACCAACTTTGGCGTTTGCATTATAATGGGATGGGAACGGGCCATTCTGGAAACACTCCATACGATGCCCACAAACAGCAAGTAAAGCCTCGTTGGTGCAGCCATTGACACCATTTTCAAGGATAGCACCCTCTTGGTGCTTGATAACGGTTATCGGTTCAACGGTTGCCACATCCGCATCTACTTCATAAATATGGTAGAGATGATGCGCGCCGCCAGCACCTTGCTCATCCATGCAGAGCACTTTAATATAATCGTCACGGTAAATCTCAATAGGTTCGGTCAATAAAGTCGCCATAATACTCCTTTTATAGTAAAAAACGGGTTTCAATTAATAGCTCGGTATCACCATCGAGTAGGAGTTTCGCGCACTTTCTATCAGGTGAAAGCCCAATGATCCGACCGCTAACCAATTTATCAACTTTCTTATCGCCAATTTCTGTAGCGTCTGGGATCCGTGCCTTGACACGCTCACCTAACCTGAATATTCTCATTCGAGAATCTCTTTCTGGTAACTGGTAACTGGTAACTGGTAACTATTCCTCATCTGTCCGTGTAGACCCGCCTGTAAGGATAACTCGGTGTTTCGACTTCCTTTCGCTCTGTGCCGACCGCACCGAACGGATTGCCACGCGTCCGCTTTGATGAAGTGACCCCGGCGTCCGTGGCACTCTCAACAACATCGTGCACCAGTTCGTCTGCTTCAGCGAGATGAAAAGCCCGCTTCTCTTTCCAGTCGATTTGCTGATTTTCAGTCTGGACTTGGATGAGTGTCTGCCGTAACTGCTGCGGTGCTGTGAGACACAACACAGCGGCACATTCGTGCATCATCGCGAGTCTCGCATCTTCAAGCCCTGCACCTGTCAGGCTATCGACATCAATACCGGCAGCGTTCAACCGCTTGCGTACCTTGCGTTCGGCTTCCGGCGCGAAAGGGCGTTGCGACAGATAGTCGTCTGAGACATGTTCCGCAGTAACATCCGGCGCAATCAACCCTCTTATGCCGTCATAATGTTGGGAGGTCAACACAGTTGCTGCCATTCGTTATTCCTTTTAAAAGAAGTCTGTAAAGTGTATCTAAAGTGTTCTAAAGTTCAACTTCCTACGCTTTGCAACTCTATAACACTATCAAACTTTCTTATTCTGGATCGACAACCTTCAGAATATCGCCATCTTCTTTACCACTTGGGAGTCCGCCCATCTGGATGATGTAGCACGCCTTTTTCGGCTGATACGAGATCCAGCCCCAAATCTCGGAGCAGACGATATACTCAACCTGTTTCAGCATATCCCGCGTCGTCTCGATGATGTCGGTGTTCATCTGTGTCACGAATTCGATCGCTTTCCGTAAGTCGTAAGCGATGTACGCGTTGTAAGCGTCGCCGCGCTTCGTCGTGCCGTTGGCACGGAACCACTGCAACCGGTCTTTCAACTTGTCGTGCCACCCAATGGCGATCCCTTGAGACAGCTGGTTCATGATGCGAAATGCACCGCCAAAACCGCTCAGCACGGCGTTATCGCGTTCGATCAATGCCGTCATCATGACGTTTGTACCCGCAATCTTCGCGAGTTGGATGTCGGTAATATCGTTCTCGTAACCGATACCGGAGGTCATCATATAGGAGCGTTTGAACTTCTTCTGGAGGCTCAACCACGCTTTCGGTGTCATGGTTGTCGCATCGGCATCGAGAGCGGTCAACGGGATAAGCGTGCCACCAAGGTTATCGCCACCCGCGCCTTTTAACATAACTTCAAGCCCTTCGTCGACTTTCGCCATCGTCCGCTGCACTGCGATTTCTTCTACGTGTTCCATCGCTTTATCGATGAACTCGACTTCACGAAGGTGTTCATAGGTAAAGGGGATCGCGAGCATCCGTTTTTTCGGGCGGATCGGACGTTCAGAGGTCTCGAAGGTCACCATGGGTGGATCGGAAGCCGGGGTTCGGCGTTCTTCACGGAAGGCGTTTTCGTCGTATTGTAGGATGGTGGCGCGATAGTCGCTCTTAGAGGTCTCTGCGTACCGACTCGTGAGTTCTTCCAAACGGATGTCCACTTCTACGTCCTGGTCCCAGTGTGCCATTGCATCGTAAAACGGCGTGAGCGTGGAGCCGGGCTCGGTGTCATAGACGCTGTTAAATGTACCGGCGCGTTCCCAGCGTGCCCGACGTTCCGCTTTCCGTGCTGCCGCAGCGACTTGCGGGGCATAAGTGACGCTCCGGTAAGCGTTCAGACACATCTCTTTGAGTACGAATTCTTTCGCAGGATCGCCAACCACATCCTCGCACCGTGTGGGCCAGATACCCGCGGCGGGATTACACACTGTCGTCATGTTGAGGTCGTCTTGGATGACTTCCATTGCGGAGAGCCGTTCATCGTCAGGACCGAGTTCGCCATCCTTTTCTGGATCGTATTGGGAATCGGCATACGCCGAAAACGGCATCCCTGCATCCGCAGCTTCTTCAACGAACTTCGTACGCTCGGATTCGTTGGTCACGCGCTGCGTGAGTTCTCGTGTTGTGAGTAAAGTCATTTTTTCTCCTTGCGGCACATATAGCGCAATTTTCTGTCTTGTGCTACAATGTACCTATTGAAATAGAATGAAATGGGGGAATCGGTTTTTAGCGAAGGTCCGGTTTCCCCTATTATAATTATGCGCCCAGAGCGACGAGCGCATGCGTCGTGTCGGAATTGATGACCGAGCCTTTGCCTTTTCGGGCGTTCACAATATTCCTGATCTGTTCGCGTACGGCATTATGGGCGGTAAGGACTTCAGCGGCTGTATCCAGATCAGTTGCTGCGGCAACATCCTCGAGTGCTGTCGGTTCCGTGACGGCTTTGACATGCCCTTTGGCTCTGTTAGCACCGAGCGCACCGACAAGCTTATCGCCGCGTGCAACGGTGACACCATCGCCTAACGGGAGATTTAAGCCGCCGAACATATAGGCACCGGTGAATTTGTGGTCGTCGTCAACGGAGATCACCTTGCCATCAATCTCGTCGCTATCCTCAACCAACTCGCCTTTCCCATCGGCGTTAATCTTGAACGCTTTGCCGACAGCCTCAGACCGGTTCGGCTTCGTTGCGTCGTACTTGATCGTGTCTCCATCCCCTTGGAAGGTGGTGGTGACTAAAAATGGGTGTTCTTTCAACATTTTTTAAGTTTCCTTGCGGTTCGTTAGGCGTTATTGTAGGTATGAAGTTCTCCTCCGTAGAACCGCCTTCCATTTCATTACAGGCTATATTTCTCAAGAAACCTGATTTTGACAACGGAAAAATCAGAGAACAACCCCAATCGTTAAAATTATCTGCGCCGTCCTCTCCGTCGACGATCGCGCGCACTTGCCTGCGTTTTCTCCGGTGGCGGTTCGTGCGTATCGGTTGTGCTTCTACCTTCCGGCAGTGCGGCATCACCGATTTTCTTGTTGCTGTCGATCGCTTTTTCGAGTTTATCGAGCGGCAGATCGGCGTAATACTCGCGATGGTATTCCTCATCAAAATCGTCACCGTGCGCACGGACACCCTGTTTGATACCTTCGTCCACGCGTGCTTGCCGATACGCTTTACCGTCCTCAGCATCGAGCGTTAGGTCCGCGATTTCGTCTTTCTGTTCCTCGACTTTCTCGCGTAGACTGGTGAGTTCTGCTTGCAGCGTCTCAACAACGGCATCCGGTTCGTCGGTCGTCTTGATGTTCGGGATGTCTAACTTTTCGCGTAATTGTGCGATCCATTCTTGATCGGTCATTAGGAGTTCCTCCATGAAACTGCGCATCTCGCGTTTTTTCTCGATGGCAGTGTTTCGGTTAGACCCGAACTCAACGAGGCTGACCTCTTTAAGCCGGGCATCATAGACGGTATACGTGGCTTTCACCCGCTTACCGTCAACATCGTAGTACTTCCCCGGTTTATATGGGGATTTCTCAGCAGCTTCCGATTCCGGTTCCCAATCCCAAAAGGAATAGCGTCGGATCGGTTTTCCGGAGATGTTACAAATCTCACGTGCATCATAGAAGCCGATGGACACTTGGTTGATCAGTTCGTGTTCAATGGCACGGATGAGCTGCTCGCTGGACTTGAATTCACGAGAGCCCTCGTATTCCATGTTCTTGAGGATATAGAAGTCTATGAAGAGATCGTTTTTATCTGTCAACATGGCATTCGCAGAGCGTCCATAGCCGAATGACCTGTAGGCGTGATGGTCTTTGAGTGCCACGCCGGGTTTCGTTTTCGCATCCTTTTCATAGTTGCGGAGCGTCGTTTCTGGATCCATGATGGAGTTATGCCGATCCAATTTATCGTTGCTCGCCAGCACCCGAATCCAGTATTTATCGTCGTCATCTTCAGGCAATTCCGCGCCCATCGCGCGCGTCTGTATGGTTCCAGGTATATAGCGTACATCTTCCATAGGTTTACTCTCCTTTCTGAATTGTGTAAGGGGCCCATTTCGCTGCGTTGGCTATGCAGCTATCACAGTGTTTCGCCGCGACGTTCAAGAGCCAGAACGCCTCGATCGTGTCTTTTTTCTCGTCGATCTCCCACCGGCACCGGCACCGTGCTTTACAAATTTGGTTACCGTCCGCGGGGTATTCCGGCAGTTCTATGTCAAAACTCGCCGCTTTCGCCTGTTCATACGCACGGGTTGACGATTCCATGTAGAGCTCCGATCGGGCTGTGATCTGTTTCGCGCTCAGCTTACCCGCACGGACCTCCTCGCCAAACTGCTGCAAGTAGTCGAACTGGTCTTTGATGATCTCAGTGAGTGCATCTAAATCTGTCTGAAACATCGCATTCCGACCGCCACGTGCAAGCATATATTGTGCATTGTTCACATCGCGAACCCGTTTCCGCATCTCAAGTAACCATTCCTGGACGGTGATCCGCGAGTTGATGAGGTTATCCGTCAGATCGCTGAACGTGTCGCGCGTCAAATCAACAAAATCGTCACGCAACCGTAGCGCTGTGTTTGAAGATACCGTTTTCTTGGTCTTGGCATTCCGATACCGTTTCGTCAACTGGTTCCAGACCCAATCCCCTTTTTTCACAGTATCAATCGCATCCGTTTGCGTCATGCCGGTCACCCTGGCGTTCAACAGATTCTTGTAATCGGACATCACATCTTCAAAAGCGTCAATCGCACTTTCAAGGAACGCCGCAGTCACTTCAAAATTGGATGGCACGACAGGGAGCGGATCTTCTGAACCATCTGGTCGAATCGTTGCGGCTCTTTGGTCGTCACTTTCACTGCTACATTCCGGGCAGTCGCGATCCGAACAGAGATGCGCATCAGTTTCCAGTTTCCGGTTTTTAGTTTCCAGAAAAGAGACGCTTGAACTATCAGAAACCTCTTTTAACTGGCTACTGGTTACTGGCAACTGGTAACTCCGAGAATGCTTATTTTTTTCTGCCTTGTACTTGTTGACAGCATCCTCGTAGACTTCGGCATCGATGCCGTCCATATCGCGTAGTTCTTTGAGTTTCTTGAGGTTCTCGATCTTGAAACCCTCTGCCTCTGCGATCGCCTTAACATCTTCGGGATCCGGTGTGTTCTCGAAAGAGAACATCACCTTACCTTTGACACCCTCGGCGCGCAGTACATACCCCAATTCTGTTGAGAGTGTGCCCGCAACGGTTGACTGGATACTCGATATATCGATCCGGTAATCCTTGCGCTGCTCACGGGCATGTGTCTCCGCGACGTTCTCGTTAGAGTGCTGCTTTATCGGTGTTGACCCCGTAGCCCGACCGACACGCCGATCGTATAACCGCATCAGCCCGTCCACTAACCCAAAGAACGAACTCTGCATCTGTCCACCGGTGGGCATGTTCACTTTCACGATGTCCAAATGCCCGTACCCCTCATTCGGCTTGAGGTTAGAATACATCTGATTCACACCGTTGATGAAGTCCTTGATAAATTCGTCTTCTGCTTCGACATCACCGATAATCTCTGGCGGCATGAAGTCTTTGAGTTTCTCGCTGTTAATCTCAAAATCAGCACGTGCCCAGCCTTGCGATTCCAAGACCCGTCGAAAATCGTTCATGACACCGAGCATCCGTACAACATCCAGCGGGGCGGATTCGAGCATAGATTTGCCGAACGGTTCATTCGGGCCGGCATTGAACGGCACGTACATTACCGTCGGGTCCTCCTGTAAAGATACCCATTTCCCGTTCTGCCACTGCCCTAACATCCAGTCGTTGCCGACTCTATGGAAACGCGCAACATACGGATCCATCACTGCGATGTCCATCGCCATGTCCGCGGATTCGTTGAGTTCGAGTTCAATGAACATGGCACCGCCTTTGTAGATGCCGGCGAAAATCCGATCCAGGATAACATCAAAATCGTGGTGTTTCGTCTCTATCCGTGCGATAAAGTCGTCTATAACCGGTGTCGCACTTTCGGGTTCGACTTGGTAGTACCACGATTCATTACAGTTCCGCAGGAAATCCTTATACGCCTTGTTGACTTCTGGGCTGATACTCGTGACGACTTTCATGAACTGATCGACAGGCAGATGGAGCAGCTCTTCTTCTGTCCAGTTCTTCAGCTGAAAGACACTTCGCGTCCGTTCTGGTGGTGCGACATGGTAAAGCGTCTGCGATCGCGCCGGATCCTGCATGGAGACCCGACCGCCAGCAAGTGCCCGTGTGTTTCGAGACCGTGCAACTGCTTCCGGGTTTCTACCGAAGATGCGCTTATTCAGGTTTTGGAATGTTCGCTGTAGATTCATTGCGGTATCTTGCCCTGAAGGTCATGCGAAAGTATCATCACTTCGTTGGGATGTTTTTTACTGATCATGCCTGCCCGCAGTCTTATAGGAACGATCTTAAATCCCTCATAAAAATATTGGATTCTCTCCATATCATGCATTCCGTATGTTGTGATCCAATTCTCTCTATTGCGTAAAGTTTCTGCTAAAACCTCATGGCTAACATTATGATGCTTATAATGTTTCGCACACATATAAGGCGGATCGCAGAACGCAAAACAGTTTTCAAAAATTGAAAGGCTTTCTATTGCATCCCGATGTGTAAAGCGAAGCCAGTTCATTCTTTGATATTCTGAAAATGGCACTTGATTTTTTTGAGATGGGAAAATGCGATCACCGCGCCCATTTGGTCTATTTTTCTTATACCAAACACCCTCTAAAAAGACAGGTTCTGAAAACGATTTACGATTCATTTTTCCACTGAACAGCAATCTATTTTTCAGATAATACCGCTCCGGTGTTGATACATCTGTCAAGAGTTCTATGAGTTTTGAATGCGGTAATCTCCTCTCTAAAATCTTAATTGCTTTTGCTTGTATACCTTCAGGATCAAGCTGCCATTCTTGCCAAAATCTTATCAAATCAAGGTCTATGTCCGATGCGTGTACCAAGCATCCGCGCATCGCCATATTTATTTCAACCGAAGCACCGCCGCAGAATGGAGATACCATTTCGCGAGGCTTCCCCACAATTGAGGTAATAAGTTTGACCCAATTTCTCTTTGAGCCTACGTAAACAAGCGGTGAACTATAGACCTTATCCATAAAACGCTATCTTCGCATCGTAACCGAGCCGTGAACGACGCGTCCGCTACCGACACTCTGTTTTTTCTTCAGGCTTTGCACCAAATAACTCGTGCCATCGACACCGTGATTGTCCCCAACAGTATCCTCATCGTCCTTATTCGTGCCCTTGCGTTTCTCGTTGTAGCTCAGGCTCAAAAACTCATCCGTAACTTCGACCGGACGGTATTCGTCTCTGAGGTCTTGATCGGGTGGATGTACCAACCGATCTCGCAGGAACATAAGTGACGGTTGACCATCGCGTTGAACTTTTAACCGGTCCTGTATCGCCTGAATTTGTGCGATTCTATTTTTCACCGGTTCATTGACACGGAACCCTGCCCGTTGGAGTTGCTCCACGCCTTCTTGGTCTTCGCTGTCAACCGCGGCATACTGGATACGGTCATAGGGATCGCAATTGTCCTTTATCAGCTGTATCAGTTCAGGCTTGATGAGTCCGGTCTTATAGATTTCCTTGTAAGCGTACAATTTATCGTCTGGCGACCGTGCCCACCAGATCACGCTTGCGGGATTGCGATACCCCCAGTCCACACTCAGATACCGTTTCCAATTCGGCATGATCGTTACATCAACGATATGCGTTTCCGGTTCAAACTTCTGAAAAACGAGACCTTCACCGGATGCCCAGAGACCGAGAAACCCGCGTTTGAAGCGTAAGCCCTCAAGGTTTCTGAGTTTCTCCACCCGCCGTAAGCCCGGCTCCGTGAACAGATCCATTATCTTGTTCAGCAGTTTCGGATCGGGTTCGTTCTCAAACGCACGTTTGAACGCTTTCAGTCGATCGGACTTCTGATCGGGAATAATCTCAGGGTTGTCCAAAAACGACATCCTGAAATAGTCAAGTTTTTTGTCCTTCGCCTGCTGGCGGATCCAGTGATGCGGCACATTCGGATTACAATCACCGAGCAAAACAGCGATGGGTGAGGTGCCAGCACGTTCGGAAACCCGTGCGGTGAGTTCATCCCACGCTTCAAAAGGCACTAACTCGGCTTGGTTGACAAACCCGGCATCAAAGAAATCGGATAACAGGTTCTGCGGTTTGTCTAACCCGTTCATATAGATGCGGGTGCCGTTCCCATATTCAAAGAACTCCGGACGCTCGCCCCCAAATCGCGTAACAGGTGTCGGATTCGGATCGTCTCGACTTGTCGGCTTGTAACCTAAGAACTTCTCGTAGCTCGGGACGATGTTGCGATAGACCCGATTCAAACTCCGATGCACGAAGGTCATGCGCGCCCCTGGATTCAGCCAAGCGAACGCATCCATATAGGCGATGCTTCCGAAAGTTTTACCAGCGTCATACGTGCCGCCCATGATTCTGACGCTTGCCTGAGAACGGTACATACCGTGCATCGCACCTTGCGGCATGTATTTCCCGACTTCAAAGGAGAAAACAGGTCTTTTCTGCATCGCGTCAAACCGTAACGTCTTCCTTTTCTTCGTCCGTCATACTTTTAAGACTGGATGGGATACAATCAATGAGTGCCTTCGCCTCGGGATCGTACATGCCAACGATCTGAATCGTATCTTCAAGCGGTGCGTCTTTGAGTGCCTCTTTCTGACGTTCCTCAGTCTTCGCTTTCGCATCTTCCTGTGCTTGACGGGTATTTGTATCGTAGCCGTGATGTTCGAGGTTCCAGCGTTTCATCAATTGATCGAGCGTCGCTCCGAGCCAGCGCAGACTTTTTATCAGGTCAATCTTATCTGACATTGTGGCTTTGGTGTAAAGTTCACCTTCAATCGTTTCTGCGGCATCGTCAAGCACTTTGTCAAAGAGCAAGAGTGCTTTGTTAATTGTCACTTCATTGTCGGCTTCTGTGCGCTTCAGTGACGTGTCAGTGTCCGCGTCGCTGGCGTGCGTTTCTGCAGCTGCAGATGTATCGGTAGGAAGCCGATACCAACTTCTTCGCCCAGGAGGTGTCACGATTTCGCCATCTTTCTTCAACTTCCCGAGTTCTTTTTTTATAGTGCTTACTTTCACATCCGGCATCTTGGCGATGACCTCGTCCGTGTGCATCTCGCCATTCGCAAGCAAAGCTTTTATCTGATCACGGTGTGCTGCTGCCATTTTTTTTCACCTTCAAAGACGTTTCAAGGAAGTTTCAAAGACGTTCAAAGACGTTTCAAGGAAGTTTCAAAGATATTTCAAAGACGTTTCAAAGACGTTCAAAGATATTATGCATCGTCAAATGACGAAGCCAAACAACCGTTTCTTTAAGAGTTGTCAGTTATCGGAAGAATGGTTGTGAGTTGTTGGTAAGAGGTTTCTTTCTTAACCAATCACCAACCACCAATCACCAATCACTATTTCCTCTGATAACCGAACTGAAAACCGATAACCCGTAACGCTGACAATTATTATAATGTGGAGGGATTGGTGTCTAAAATGGGAATTCGGGGGGAAAGCAATACATAAGCAATACATAAACAATACATTTGCGAAAATAAGGGGGCAGGGGTGTTGAAAGGATGTGCTACTTATGCTATAATATGTATAGAATCTTCGGTTGACACCCGCCCATCATAAGGAGACACACCCTTGGCAAGTAGTCTGAAACCCGTTACTTTTAAGATGACCCAACAACAACTCGACTGGCTCGAACAGGAGAGCGAAAAAACTGGCTTGAATAAGGTCGAAATCGTCCGGCGCGCACTCGACGACTATAAAGATGTCCAAGCGGAGAAAGAGAAATCCGAATACTTCACGCCGCAACAACGGCAGAATATCAAGGTGATGGCACAGATGCAGTGTATCTCTGAAACAGAGGTGATCCGCAGGGCAGTTAACAGGGAAACCCGTGTTGTGTCAAAATTGAAGAAAAGGAGAACATAGTGGAAAACCGAATGAACATTCCACAGGAATATGAACCCGTCTTGCCGGGGAAGGTCAAGGCACATATCGAAAAGAAGAAGGCGGCAGCAGCATCGGAAGGACAAACGATCTGGTACCAGTGTGTCGATCGCGTAGACTATTTCGCGAAGGATGGACACAAAAGCTGTAAACAGGACGGCGTGTCTATTTTGGGTGACGTGCTCAATAATCCCGATAACGAAGGCGCGCTCATGGTAACCTTTGAAGATAACCGGCTCTTTACCATCCAAGACGGCGCAATGCTCCCCGCAAAGTAGCCTCTTTTGTAGAATAGGCTGTTAGCCTGTTCAATATTAGCCAAATGGAAAAGGAGACAACACATTGAACGACATCCGCGCTCAACTCCCCGAATGCCCGCTTGCGTATGAAGTACCACGCATCCCCGGCAATCACACCGCGCTCGTTATCGCCGTCACCGCCGCTGACATCCATTGGCAAGAGAAAATGCTACCCTGGACCCTCGCCAGTTTGATTAACAACACCGATCTCATCATGAAGGGGATACATCTCTATATCGTGTGCGATGATAGCACCGAGACCCGTATCCAAACCGCACTGAAAAACTTTGACCTGCCTGAAAACACTCTCCTTGCGGAGAGCTCCGGCCCCCTCGCAACGAATGACTACGATTCTATCCCTGTGTACGACATCAACTACTGGGCGTTCCGCGATGAGAGCAACACCCGCAAACTCGACGTATCGGACTTAGACATCATCAAACCGTTTCCATATCCGCCTATTTCAGAGGTGTCGCCATCCCCGATGCTTTATGATATGACGCACTGCACAGTTGAACAATTCCGGCACGCCATCAAACATCTCATGGGCGCACAACTCGGTATCACCGTATGAAAATAGAAATTAAAGATACAAAACCGAGACGACCGTTTATCCTGCTTGATGCGAAAGGCATACAGATCGGGCGCGGGACTTACTATGAAGAAGGCAACGTTCAGGTCTATATGAGCGATGCGCAGAAAGCCGCCTGGCAGATGCAATTGGCGGACGTGCTGCACCTGAAAAATGTCGCCACATTCCGCTGGGCACATTGAAAGAAGTTTCCAGTTACCAGTTACCAGTTACCAGATTAAGAAAGTTTGATAGTGTTCTAAAGCGTAGGAAGCGTAGGAAGTTGAAAGAGGGAAACCCTTCTCAACTTTAGCTCACTGGACAACTTTAGCACACTTTACGGACTTTCCCCCTCTTTAACTGGCCACTATTTACTGGCCACTGGTTACTGAAAACGTATTGTTTATGTATTGCTTATGTATTGCTTTCCGACCGAATTCCCCTTATAGACCCCACCCACGCCATATTATAATTGACTAAAATAGTCTACGAAAAAGGAAGTTACCAGTAACCAGTTAACAGTTACAAGAGGTTTTTGATAGTTACAGGGTTTCCTCTTTAACTGACAACTGAAAGATTTTTTTCTCCGAAAAAAATCGTACTGACAACTGTTAACTATTAAAAAATGGCGAAAGTTATCCTGAAAACCGATCAAACCGCTACCGCGGATGCCGATATCCTCGGTGAAGCTGCGTATGGCGAATACCAACTCTTTTGTGATACCTACACCTCATCGGAAGTGCATGTGCAAATACGGCGCGAGGGCGGCACTTGGAAAAATGCACGCTACAAAGGCGACGAAATCAAACTCACCGCGGAAGGTGATGTCTTGGACATAACCGTCAAGAAAAGCTTCGATTACCGACTCTTCACGGGAACTGCCGGTGCTGAAGTCTGGATCGCGAAAGCGGACCCGCACGGATAGAAACAATGCTTAGAAGCTTCGTCTGTTCCCTCGCCAAATCTATTGCACGCGCGATCGTGATTGAGCCTTGTGACTTTGAAGGGGTCTCCATCCCCACCGAGGTACCGGGTGTCCCGAGTTTTGCGTCCCAAAGCCAAGACGCAGCGATTGGGTTGACTATTCATGAACCGACAACAGGCGGGCGCGCCGAAGGCTCTCGGTATCGTCTCAGACGCAGAAACAACCGGGATACCCGATGGGGCCAAACACAACCCCCTGTAGATGTCGGGGATAGCAGATCGGTTCGGATTACCGCGTTCAATACCGGGAACGCTATAGAAAACGACAGGAAATATCAGGTGAGCGTTCAGGCGTATAATCGCGTTGGGGATAGCGACTGGTCCTCATGGCAAACGGTTACACCGACAAGCGTATAATGCGTTATTCTTTATCGAAAGGAGCAACACTATGTCGAAAGAACGCATATCTTCAAATGTAGAGAGACAGACAAAGCTACGCGTCCAGAAAGCCGCCGCGGCGTTAGGGATTTCCGAATCCAAATTCATTGAGCAAGCTGTCGCAACCGATCTCGATAAACTTGACATCCGGGTTCAGATACATGAGGCACGCAGACAACGCGACTGTTTTAAAGCGAAGATGGAAGAAGCACAGGCGAATCTGACCGCGGCAGAAGCGAAAATCAAGGCACTCCAAGAGCGAGGGCTTTTCGCACGAATCTTTAACCGTCCGCCTAAAATCTGATCTATGCACACCTACAATTTCACCTATACCCGATGCACACCGCACGGCACGATCCTTGAGCATATCGCAGATACCATCTCCGGCCACACGACAAAATCTGTCAAGCATGCCCTCGTGAAACGCTTCGGTCTCCAATCTTGGTCGCCGTGGCGGCAAACAGCGAACGGCTTCATGAAAACTCGCACCGCATACGCTTACCGCGGCAAAATCATTGTCAGTCGCCAGTGACCAGTTAATAGTTGCCAGAGAAGAAAGTTGGCAAGTGTTCGAGAGTTTTAAACTGGTAACTGGTAACTGGTAACTTGAATAACTGGAAACTTTAAAAAGGAAACTTAAAAATATGGCACCACAACGACGCAGCGGCGGCGATTCTTATATATTTATCGGTCGCCAACTCAAATACGGGGAACCGATTATCGGTGAAAATGTTTTTGATGGGGCAGCCCCTGAAACGGCGAAGGCGAAACTCATCCGAAACCATTTTGTGTTCACCCGGAATACACTCGACCCGACCGCAGAAGAAACGGAATCCGAAAGCATTATCGGCGGTGGCGCGACCCCAGAAAGCATCATCTCCAAACGCGGGGGCGCGGGCGAATGGGAATTTGAACTGCTCCCCGACGACGCGATCCATCTGCTCTTAGGTTGGTTCAACCCGACCGCACTGCCAACGAATACCCCCGTACTCGGAGATAGCAAAACAGAGCAGGCGATCCCTACCGGCAAAATCGGCAGCCTCACCAGCAATGTTATTGAAATTGACAACGAAGATAAAACGGCACTCGCGAAATGGCCAGGTCAATTGGAGATCACCCTAACGGGTTCCCCTGCTGGTAAAGGTAAAATCACGGTTCAAGGGCAAAAACGCGGCTCCCGATCCAACAAGTTCAATACCCCAATAACCGAAGTCGTTGCATTCGCGGACGGCGATGCGAAAAAGACAACCACAAACTTCTATCACCGCGCGGATAAACTCATCTTGGATTGGGGAGGTGGCACCGCGCCGGACGGTGTATCCCTCAACTTCCTCCCGGATACGCAATGGGCAGCGTTAACACTCAACGAAAACAACAACCCCTTCAACGGTTGGAGCTCGCAGATGCTCAAGGCACTTACACCCTACATCGCCTATAACATCATCCCGAATCTGTTCCGTCTCTCAATCGGGGCGAATATCCGGTTACTGCTCGGACTGCTCGCATCTTACGTCCAAGAAGCGAGAAGCCTTGCCGATCCGTCCGTTGTCGCGAACACTTTGGCAAATTTGAGAACCCCGACTACTGGGATCCTCGCAAAATACCCGCGCAAACCCCTCAACTTTTATCCAAGCCTCGGCACAGCGGTCGTCCTCGGTAATCCAGGCGAGAGTCTCGCGGACCTTGTCGCACGCATTGATGGCGATCCTGATGCTGCTAATTACCCTGATCCGATCGCAGTGACCAGCGTCGATATCGAAGGCAACCATAACTATGTCGATCCCGAAGGCTTTACAGGCGATCCGCTTGCCGGTCAACCCGTAACCAGTGAAACAGAGGGACGCACCGTTACTGTCAACGCCGGCATCTACCACGAAACCGATGATGCCACTGAGGATAACAAGACCGTCCACTGGCAGGACATCTATTTCGAGAAACGGAAAGTGCCGATCGTTATCCGAAACTATAACTGGTTGCCAAACGGTCGACAGGTCATGGTCGAAAGCCGATTCCCGTATTGCGGACTCACAGAAGTACCCGGATTGCCCATCGAAGGCAGAGGCTCCGTCACACGGAATCTCGCATTTGAAGCGAACCCGTCCGTCGGAGCGACAACACCTGATGAAATCGAAATGCGGTTCTACTCCGAGCAAGGGTTTGCGGAGTAGTTGTCAGTTACCAGTGGCCAGTCACCAGTAAAGAAGTTTCCTCTCTGGAAACTGATTACTGGAAACTGGTTACTTTAAACAAAGGATTTGAGGAGTAGTTACCAGTCACCAGTGGCCAGTAGCCAGTTAAGAGTGCCTCACAGTGAGAGTTTCTTTCTGGAAACTAAAAACTTGAAACTGGAAACTATTAAAAATAATGAAAATGGAAGACATCGCGGCGAAGGCTGCCGTCAACTCGCCACAGACGTTTAGGCGGAAAGAGATCGAAGGCGAGCTCAATTTTATATCGGATTTGGATGCTCTCGATGCTGCACTCGAAGCTGATAATATCGTTTGCCGCTTTGAGAACCCGAACGGCGAGGATACCATAGATTTTGAACTCCGACCGATGACCCCTGGAGAAACAGCTGCCTACTACCAAACACTTCTTGGACATACACTCTTGGAAGCTGCAGCCGGAATGCCCAACACCGAGATCGAAGATGAACACGCAAAACGCATCGAGGATGAACTTGCAGTCAAAAAGTACGATGAGAAGTTACTGAATATTTTGGAGGGGTGTATCCAAAGCCCCGTCGGTGTGACTGTGGAACGGATGAAGAATTGGGATACTTTTTATATCCAGTCGCTACACAACGCATTAATGACAGGGAGCCGACCGTCAAAACCGGTCGCTCGGTTTTCTGACGTGGATACAGAATCCTGATAACCGTGACGAGGTATTGTCGCTATACTATACTGCCAAAGAATTTGGGCAGCAACCGTCCTATTATGCCTTCGGAGACAAAATACCATTGGTTTCACAATACGAAATCGACTTTTATGTGATGTGTGCTGGACGTGAGCATGAAGCCGAACTCATGCATGAGGCAGAACAGCGAGCAGCTTCCGGTAGATCGTAGACGACTACGCTTCATTTTTTTCTTTTTTTTTGGCTTTGCGGCGTTGGTATTGTTCACGTTTTTTGGCTTTGTAGCGTTCTCGAAAATCAGGATCATTCGCATAACGCTCATTAAATCTTTTCCGCTGTTGTTCAGCAAGCTTTTTTCGGTATTCTGGGTCTTGGGACAGTTTTTTATAACGTTCTCGACCCTCCTGCTTCCGCTTTTCGCGGTAGGTAGCATCGTTAGCATATCGTTCGTTTCTTAGGTCATTTTGACGTTTACGAACTTCAGGATTATTCGCGTATCGTTCTCTGCCATAGGCTCTTTGAGATTTGCGAACCCCAGGTTTGGAACGATGTTTTTTCACAGCATCCCGCTGCCTTTGCCTAAAATCAGGGTCAGTGGAGCGAAGTTCTTTACGCCTGGTTTTTATAGCATCCTTGTTTTCTGCGTAATGCTTTCGTCCGCGTTCACGCTCACGTTCAATGTTGTTGACGTAATGTTCACGCTTGCGATTTCGCTCTTTTTTACGAAAATCAGGATCTGTGGCATATCGCTTTTTACGCTGTGCTCTTTGACGTTTGTTTCTATCGCCGCCATATTCAGGATACTGCAAATTGCCACTGCCACCATGATTAAGATTAAACCCGTTGGGGGCAACTGTGTTAAATTTCTTAATCGCCTTAATTTCATAACTATCAAGAAGCATAGGCGGAATACCATCATACAAAATCTCATAAGTGAAATTCTCTCTACCATATTTTTTGATGGCTCGACTCAGGTAAATATTGCTTCTGTACGGATAATTAAAATGATCCCGTATTCTACTTTTAACTGGGTCAAGAGTAGTCTGTCCTATGTACGATTTCCCAGTTGGGAGACACGTGATTTTATATATTGATCCCATAACTAACTCCTTTGTGAAAAGGTGGGCGAGCGCACCCGCCCACGTTGGTTTTACAGACAGACAAGCAACCGATCATCAGATGCGGAAACAGCATCATCCGAAATGGATGGACTCAGCGTCAGTCTACCGTTCTCAATACAGACAAAACGTGTCCATGCACCTCTGCCGACAACGAGATCGCCAACAACATTGATTCTGGCATAGACTTTCGAGTAAATGCCGTCCAGGTAGTTCGGAAAGAGCCACCAGTGGTAACCCCGAAGGTATTGATTCTCATACCGCACCGGACGAAAACCGCGTTGCCGTTCTGCTTTGATACGGACGTGAATCTGTGAAACGTGAAGCTCCTCCGAAATACAGGTGGAGATCGATAGAACGGGGAATCTTTTGAAATGCGCTATGGACGTTAAACGGGTCATAAGCATGTCAAGCTCCTATAATGTATGGGGACATCGCGCTTGACATTTCACCAGGAAGGTGTTAAAATAAAAATGCCAAGGCAAGATTGCAGATGTCCAGTCTGAAATAATTGTTTTTGGTACGGGAAGGGGTCTCATCCCTTCCCACTTATATCGCTTCTATTGTAACATATCCCCCACTTTTAAGCAAGAAAAAAATGCCTAACACTTTGTTAACATTCGAGGTCGAAGATCGCAGAGCCCGTGCAGCGTTTTCGCGTCTCAAGCGAGAAGTGGATTCGCTTGAAAACGAGTTTATGGATACGCGCAGCGAGGCACGCGAGGCTGGCGCAGCGATCGATGCGCTCGGCGATAGATCACGCACCACGGCAAGAGACTTTGACCGGCTCGGCGATCAAGCACAACAGAGTGCAACGCAAATAGATCGACTCGAAAACACCGCACGCCGTACCACTGCAACATGGCGAGACACAAACCGACAACTGCGGGACGCACGCGGTGGATTCACCAGTGCCGGACAAGGTGCTGATATCTTCGCGAATTCACTGGGGGGTGTCCGCGGGGTACTCACCGGCTTAGGCGCAGCACTCGCCGCACGCGAAATGTTTGAATTCGGTGCAAATTCTGTCCGTGCTGCCGGGCAGATGGAGGGGCTCCTTCGAGGACTCCGAGCGATTGAAGGCACACAGGCAGATGCCAGACTCCGAGATTTCAACGAGATCGCCAAGTTACCGGGGTTGAACACACCGCAGATCATCCGCTATTCTAACTCGCTCCGTGCCGCAGGTGCAACCACCCTGGAAGTCGATGCGATTATCACTACGTTTGGGCAAAGCATCGTAGGCTTAGGCGGTAACGCCGCAGACACTTCGCGAGCGATGCTACAGCTCACACAGGCGTTCGGTGAAAATAAAATCTCGCAAGAGAACTTTTCGACTATCAAAGAACTCATCCCCAGCTTCAACAGGTTAGCGAAAGAGGTCTACAATACCGACGGCTCCATGGATGCCTTGAACAAAAGGTTTCAAGCTTCCGGACAGACGCTCGGACAATTCTTGTTACCTATCCTCGCGAGACTCCGTCAGGAGATACCTGCTGCGCCCGTCGATTCTTACGCCCGTTCCGTGGACGCGCTCCAAGAGGAATTCAATCAACTCCAGATCGCAATCGGCGATAGATTGCTACCGGTTGTCTCCGGTGCCGCACGCGGGTTCGCCGAACTCTTTGATAACATCACAAACTTTATTCAAGGCACAAACGACGCACAAATATCGGTCGAAAGCTTCACCACCGCACTCAATACCGCTACGGCTGCAGGGGCAGTGAACAAAGCGTTTGAAGACCGGATCACTTTCCTCAAACAAGAGAAAGAAGCTCTTGACGCTGCCGCAGAAGGACGCGCAAACTACTTCAGATTCCGAGGACGCGATACGGAAGCCGGTACACGCTATAAAGAAATTACAACCGAACTGGGAAGGTTGCAAGCTGCCCAAGGTAACGTCGCCGCGCAATCCGAATATCTCAGAAATGTTCAGAACGGACTCGCAACACAAGCGAAAACCCTGAATACAGAAATCGTAGCGTTGGCGAATGAAATCGACGGACGCACTGGGAAATCGGTACAAGGGTTGAATCGGCAGCTCCGCGCGAAAAGAGCAGCGCTCAAAGAAGTTCAAACGCAATTGGCGACCAACGCGAACGCCCTACGCGCATTAACTTCCGCAAATACAAGCACCGCACAATCTACCGAACAAGCGACAAACACTGCCGAGAATTTCAGTCTCACTTTGGCGAAACTCAGAGCGAACGCTGAAGATACACGGAACGCACTCAATATCAGTATCAACCCGCAACAATTAGCCGGCGGCTTCCAAGCGGCACTCGCAGCAAGCAACGCTTATTATGATGCCCGCATCGCGAACGCCCAGAACGCACTCGCACAGGAGACAGCTGGCACCGAGGCATACAATACGCTGCAAACCCGAATCTTTGAGTTAGGTAGACAACGGCTCCAAGCGGAGCGACAGATTACCGCTGAAAACCGACGGTTACTGCAACAGCTCTCACAAGAACGAGTTGACGCTGCGAATATTGTTAGCACTGCTGAAGTCGAAGGATTCAAGGCTGCGGCACAGGCGGGGCAGGCATACACTGAACAGCTCCGGCGACAAATAGAGGCGATACCCAATATCAGCAGCCCCGATGCCCAGTACGGCAATTTCACTTCACAGCTCCGGCGGGATTTTGAAGAGACGGAACGGCAAGGACACAGCTTGTTGGCGGTGATGCGGCAGATCGCTAATTACGCCTTTGCGACAGATTTAGATGTCCGGATACCGGATCCGATTGTTCGCGGGGCTGCCATCGATGAACGCATCGCCGAGGAAGCACGCGGTCAACAAACTCTGACGGATATTCGCCAATCTTCTGCTGAACAGGGCAGGCAATTTTTGGATAGAGTCTTGCGGAGCGAGGAGCGAGATACACAGCGGAGTATCAATGCACGTGCAAGACAGTACCGGCAATTCTCAAATCTCGTTTCTAATACGTTTTTGGATTTAGCGACGGGGCGAGCGCGTAGTTTTGAACAGGTGGCAGCGGCGTTTATCAGTCAGTCGATTCGGATTATCGCAAGGGCGTTCATTGAGCATCAGATCCGATTACGGCTTGATGACCAGTTAACTGCCGCACGGATAGCGAATATCCAAAAGGTTTCTGCAGCACAATCTGCTGTAGGGGCAGGCGGGTTCGGTAATTTATCAGGGCTCGGTAATTTGTCTGGACTCGGTAGGCTTGGCAGTGCGCTCGGCGGCGGAAGTTTAGCAATCGGGGCAGCCTCGCTGCTGTTCCCGACCGAAATCCGAAATATTGCAGGTGGTATATCTGACACAATATCAGGACTTCTGTCGAATATTTCTTCAGTGCCTGATCGTACATTCGGTGCACAACAGGTGTTTCTAAAAATCGGAGAGGGAGAAATTAAAGACATAAGCGATATTCAAACTGAATTGCGTGATGAGAATAGATTGTAAGGCGGTTTGAAAATTATGGGTTCTCCTTGCCCCATTTGCTAACCCACTTTTTGATTGTGTCTTTTTTCACATTTGGAAATGTGGCACGAATCAATTTTCGTTTGTCTTTCAAAGAAAAACAGAAATCTCCAAACTGGCTGCTCTGGCTCGTCGGTGCGCCATAGTCCCATCGAATCATAAAATCAACTTGCCTATTTTTCGTATATCTGCTATACTATTCAAACCAGTTTTGGGTGGCACCACCATGAATCGGATCCCCATTCCGATTCTGCCACCCTTCCACCGTGGTGGGTGGATATAAGAACTGGACTGGAAAACCAAGATGAACATGCTATATTACGTATACTGCTAACAGTGAGTTTTTGCTATTAGAACGGAGAAGAATACAAACAACATGGAGTATGAAATTTTTTCAGAACGGCAGAAGCGAATACAAGGCGAAATTCCCGACACGTACCAGTACGAAATCATCCCCCAAAAATTACGGTATCAGATTTTCTATATTTGGGAGAAGGTATGGGAAACACCCTATTATAATAATTTTGACGAACTTCAGGTAAGTCAACTTGCCATGGATGCATATAGTTCAATTGAGACCACGCTGCGCGAGGAGTATGGTGTACCCTCTCTTGATGGAGTTGACGATCTCAATAAGGACGGCTACGATTTCTATTGGGCTGTACGTTATATCCTCCTTGAAGAGGAGGATACAAACAAGGTGATTGATGTAATTGAGGTTTCATTTCGGTACATAGATCAAGTGATTCGTGATAAGTTTTATCCGCCTAACGATAAGGAACTCGACAAGGAATTCGATGAGGAACTTGATAAGATATTTGGGTCCCATGATATTTCATACGATGCCCGTGATATTTCACACGATGGTATTCCGCCAGACGAAGCAATTAATCAGCTAAACCGGCGGTTCCTCCAGTGTAGCGTAGGGTATCAGTACGAATCTGGTCAAATATTAAAAGTGGATTCTCAATACATTCATACTGAAGTGGTAAAGCCAGCTCTAACTATGCTTGCTGATCCGATCTATAAAGGAGCAAATGAAGAATATTTGAATGCACACGAACATTATAGAAAGGGAAGGTACAAAGAATGCTTAAACGACTGTCTCAAAGCATTTGAGAGTTGTCTAAAAATAATTTGCCAAAAGAGAGGTTGGGACCATAGTAAAAGGGATACTGCTGATCGTCTAATTGATACGGTATTCAAACATGCATTGATTGATTCTTCCATGACGTGTCATTTTACAGCACTAATAAGTACTTTAAAGTCTGGTGTTCCACCCGTTCGGAATAATAAATCTGCCCATGGGCAGGGCCCCGAAGAGATTATCGTTCCAGAATACATAGCCTCATACATCCTTCATCTAACTGCATCAAACATTCTCTTATTAGCAAAAGCTGACGAGGATATGAAATAGAAACTTTGGAGCGTGATTGCGCCGTCGCGTCGAAACAGCGGCTTGCCTAATTTTCAAGAATCTGATACACTCTATAAACCAGTTCGGGTGACACTGCTATGAAACAGATCCCACTTCGTTTTCTGCCACCCTCCCGCCGTAGTAAGTGGATAAAGACTGAACTGGTGACCTCAATAGTTAATTTAGATGTAAAAGGGGATAGCAATTATGAAATTGGCTGAAATTTACACGGATAATAAAGTTTCACGTGTGGCTGATGGTCCACATCCGTACCTGCATACGATATTTAACGTGAGCGACAAATATCTGAGGCGCGTGTTTAGTGAACGTCTTCTGAACAAATTTAAAGAAGATTGCTTTCGGCGTATTCGGGGTGATAGAGATCACACCATAGCAGAATATGTTGAATCTTATTATGCCTTTGTGAAGAAGGAATATCAAAGCGAGTATACTGGTGCTGATCCGTCTCTGAATGAATCCATTTTTTCTGACCCTCGCGTTCCAAAAGTGTTATGGGGGGACTGCCTTGATTTTTTACGGCGCATGGATAGTGAGAGCATTCAATTAATGGTAACTTCCCCGCCGTATTACAACGCAAGAGATTATTCCCAGTGGAAAACCCTGAATGACTACTTGGATGAAATGTCCTCTATCATCAAGGAATGTTATCGGGTTTTGGATAATCACCGTCCTTTCGTTTTCAACGTAGGCGATATATTCGACAACGATAATAAGCATACCAAATCGTCTTGGGGCAAACGCCGGATACCCTTAGGAGCATATTTCACTGCAATATTTGAGGAACACGGTTTTCAATTTGTAGACGACTTCATTTGGGATAAAGGGGAAGTTCAGACTCAGCGACATAAAAATGGTAATAGACCTTACCCTTTATATCAATATCCAATCAACTGTTATGAGCATATTTTTGTTTTCTATAAACATCGATTAGATGAAACGCTTTATCCATGCCCAGTATGCGGCTGTTTAAAAGTCAATGGAAATGCGTACTCTGGAGTAGGCATAAAATCTTGGGAATGCAAGAATTTAGACTGTTTTGAGCGATCAGCAGCGAACCGTGGAAAACGTTTTTCAGCCCGCACGCAGTTAATGACAGGGTTGCAACAAACCGATAACCACATTGGTGAAGAGCTGCTGCGCATGTGGCGGCGAGATGTCGTCAAATTCCCACCAGTGATCAAGATAAATAGTAAAGGGGAGAACATTCTTGGACATACAGCCCCCTTCCCTATCGAAATTCCCGAATATGCAGTACGAGTGTTCAGTGGTGTGAATGAATCGGTACTTGATCCTTTTGCAGGCTCGTTCACGACAACAATAGAGTCGTTTCGTCAAGAACGAAACAGTATTGGAATAGAACTGAATCGAACGATGTTTAGAGATGCCGTACTAGAACGATTCTCCAGTACTATTAACACGCATCCAAAGGAGTTAGGAAATGAGTGGATCTAATGGCGATAAGCGCGTAATTGGTCTTTATGGTGAGATGCGATTGGCGATGGAACTCCATAAACGAGGATGGCAAGTTTATAGTGCGTATATTGACGAGAAATTTGATTTTGTCATCCTGAAAAGTTACTGTGAAAATTGCCAAACCTTCAAAGATGCCTGGACTCGGGAAGGAACCTATATAGATAAGAAAGGCAATGAGAAGAAAGGTAAAACGGTAACTCAACTTTGCGAAACATGTCACCAAGACAGTCTGAAGATGCTTGTTCGATTTATACAGGTAAAGACATCAGAGGGAATCCCTGGAAAGAAAACAAAATCGGGAGAAGAAGTCAAGAAGTATAGCTTCCATGCCAGAATCCGTTATCACTTGGCAGATTCCAGAATATTTTACGCTTGGATACAAGTCTGGGACGAAGATAATGTCAATTACTACATTTTCAAAACTGAAGATGTAGCACTTTTTGATAATTTGCAGATAGTTTCTTATCAAACAACCGACAATCAGAAAACAACACTGAGAATAAACAAAGAAGGAACGGTGCTAAATGAGGGAACTAAACATGATTATAGTGCGTTTGAAGATTTTCGCGATAATTTCGATTGTTTAGAAGATCTAATAGAAGGTGATTGTTGGAAGTGAAAGGATTACCTCATGACAGGCACAAGACCCATCAACAACGACGATATCCGCCGGGCATCCGGATAGGTAGCGGGAAAGTCATACAGTATGTACTGCCACCGGAAATTCGGGCCACCCTCTAAACCAAGATTGTGCTACAAAGGAGAATTGAGAAATTGTTTACCATCGAACCAAAATTCCTGACCTTAAGGCAACTACTTGAAAAACGTCTATTCCGAATTCCGCTTTATCAACGTGCCTATTCATGGCAATCCAAACAGCGAAATGACATGTTCAATGACATTCAAAAGTTGCAAGGAAAAACAAGAGCTTCGCATTTTATGGCGACAGTGGTCGGAGTACGTAATGAATCTGATATAGTCGAAATCGGAACGGATGAATATACCGTTATAGACATCGTAGATGGTCAACAACGATTAACAACGCTCGTGATTCTGTTGAAAGTTATTATGGAAGAACTGGCGTTGTTGCTCAAGGATGTAAAAAAACACGACGATGACGACACTATAACTATCCCAAAGGCACAGCTTGAACGGGAACTGCGGGAACTTCAGGAACTTTTAATTAAACCCGATGAGTTGAGTCTTTTACTACAAACCAATCATGATCAAAATCAATACTTTACCAACTTTCTGAGAAAGGGAAAATCCCCTCGGGCTTCGGTTGCCCAAACCCTAGCAGATCGTGAACTATTAAAGGCAATTACCGAATGTAGATATTTTGTCCGTCGGTGGGGAGATCCAATTGAACTCTTACGCCTACTCAAGAACCAACTCTGGTTTATATTTCAGGAGACCGACGATGAGGAAGTTGTCCATACGATTTTTGAAGTGCTGAACAACAGGGGCCTTGAAGTTTCTTGGTTAGCGAGACTCAAGAACAGGCTCATGGAAGTCGTTTTTAAGGCAAATCAAGGGAACCGTGCCGAACATATAGATGAACTACATCAAATTTGGGGACACTTCTATGGGACCGTAGGAATCGATGAGGGTGTAGACACCGAAGCTCTTACATTCGCTGCAACGTTCAAATATCAATACCACATCAGAAGCATTTTTAATGAAGAAAAGTCGGTGAATCAAATGATGGTTGAAGTGGGAACGGATGCTGCCAAAGCCATTGAAATTTCAAATTGGCTCCTAAAGGTTGTTAGAGCTGTCAATAGACTTTACTCGGAAATAAGGAAACCTATAATCAACGTTAAGCATGCGAGGTTCCTTGCTGTCTCTATTATATTGCGTGATTTTCCTGAAAAAGAAGAAAAAGAACTACTTGAGCAATGGGAAAAAACAGTCTTCCGAATTTTCGGTTTAGGCGACGAAGATGCGCGAGGTCGGATCGGAGATTTTGTTACGTTGGCGAGGGAAGTCCTGAATTTAGATTTGAGTAGCAGTGACATCTCGAAAAGGATACGCAATCTAGGGGCACGCTACAATATTAGAATTTATTCTGACTGTTATACCAAATGGCAGGAAGAACTCCGTTATTTGCTGTGGAGATACGAGGAACACCTTGCCGAAAGCAGCGGTCAAACCTTTCCTAAAAAGGAATGGAATCAGATTTGGAAAGAATCCACGACCAATTCTATCGAACACATTCTGCCCCAGTCAAAGAGTTGGCAAGTTGATATTTCTGTCCATTCAATCGGAAACCTATTACTTTTAACACCTCACAAAAACTCAGAACTCGGCAATAAAGATCCAAAAGATAAGGCAGATGCCTATCTTAAGACGAGACTTCTCATAGCAGAAGAAGTTGCCCAAACGATTCAGGAGTATGGATGGGATAAAGAGCAAATTACAATCCGGGAGCATCAGCTCATAGAGTGGATTAACGATGAGTATGGTGACTAAATTCATTCTTTTTGGAGCTGACACTCCGCGGATACGACTTTTCCAGACTCCGTGATGATAACGAAAACCCAACCGAGGCAGCCCAAATCGTCAAGATCGGAGAAACCCAAGAAAAAATCCTTTCATAATTGCCCACAAAAAACATTTCAAAGAACACCTTTGTGTCCTGAACCACCCACAATCCCGCAGTGCGCGCCGATATTAAGGCGCGCTGGTGTATTTTCCTATCAAGGGTATCAGAACTTTCATCGCTACAGGTGGCCAGCGTGCTGTGTTCTCAGATAGATGTTGCTGTGGCAAAGAGCGAGTCCGCACATTGCCACAGCAACATCATGGAAGTATCCGCAGCGCACACCTTCTGCTACATCTTGCTCGTGAGAGCCACCCCTGATGCCAGCGCGATTTTCAATATAGCCATGCCTTGCACCTTTTAGGTCTCTTTCGGTTTCCCCAACCCAAAAGTAAAACCTTACAGAATGCCCAATAAGGAAAGATATTATTCAACCTCCCAAAAGAGAACAAAACACCCGTTTGGACGCTGACGGAAACCTGGGTCAAGTGTTCCACCTCTTAACTGCTAACCTTCCGTATTGTTTATGTATTGCTTATGTATTGTTTTCCCACCGAATTCCCCTTATAGACACCACACCCTCCACATTATAATAGTTGTTGGTTCTTAGGTATAAGTTGTTGGTTAAGAGGTATCCGCGTCACTGAAGGGTTTTCTGTAACCCAACCCTCTTTCAACTTATAACTATTAACTTATAACTTATAACCATTTCCTGGAGCGCACCCATGGCGCAGTTTTTCGACTATCCTTTGAATTATGGCGGCGGTAGATCTCAGTATAGAGCCGTAGCAGATAACGACTATAACACCTTCACGTCAAAAACCTCGATGCTTTTGCATATCGACACGGCTGGCGATGGCTCCGGCACTGCGCGCGAATTCACGGACATCTTTATCAAGACGATAGGTGTTGAGAGCTACACAGCAGCGTTCACCAACCCAGAGAATATCACAAGCCCCGCTGCACGTACACTGCCGGCAACCGTGACCAACGATTCTCGTGACGAAGTTTCTACACTCGTTGCGGGATACCAGCACGATCTGCATAACCTCTGGACGGATGAAAGCACCGCGAAGCCCAAAGCGCAATCTATCACGTTGACCTTTACCGCGGTAAGCGGAGAAACCCCACGCATCTATGAAATTATGGTCCTCGACCGTTTACTCACACTGAATTCGGATGGCGGGTTTACTCGTATCGAGTACGACAGCCTATCGCTCGGCTCTATAGAACCTGATCTGCGAGGGAATTTATCTTATGTGCCGCCGATAGCGAACACTCGCGATAAATTTTTGGTGAACTTAACACTCGATTCCCGGAGAACCGCTACTGGTCGCGATACCATTGCCGATGATCTGATACATTTTATACGGAAATACAAGTCTTTTGTCTTTGCCGCAGAATATAACAGATACCCGGAACGGGTTTTTCCTGCGCTCTGGCCCAATCCTGAAACACAAATTCGGTACCTCTCGCGTTGGAAAGGCGGAGGCAGGCGCGTCCTGTTCTCTGTAAGGGAAAGTTAAAGGAAAACGGTCCTGAACTGCACACAAGTTTCCTTTTGGGCAGTTCACTCAAAAAAGAGACAGATGAGACCCTCTTTCTGGAGTTGGCTCT